CTAAAATAAGTAATAATTGTCTCAGTTGGTCTTACATCTGAAATTCTTTTTAGTTGCATCAAGCCTGCTGCTACTGGCATATTAACCCTTTTTATTTTATTATGGCACGATAATGCTAGGCTCCCAGTCACCTGAAGCACAACATGATATAATTTGAACTACAACCATATAATGTATTGTTGCATCTCCAGAATTATTATCTGCAGTAATTAATATTTTTTTATCTGGAGGGCTTGAAGAAGTTATGACTGGTAAAAATGAAGGCGTACCAGACATAAATGAAGGAGGATATCCTCTTTTATCATATTCAGACTCTATACCTAGATCATAAATAGTTCCGTCATTTATTACTGTAAATGACATTGTTTTATTTGCGGTATAAGAATACGCATAGCCGTCGCTTGCAAATTTTATTACAAATGAAACATCAACTTTATATGTAGTATTTATCTCCATATCATATGAAAATAATGTCAAACTACTATCTGGAGATATGCTTTGAAAAATTCTTTTTGTATAAGTTTGACTTCCTACTGGTCCCCAAATACTTGGATTAGGTATTGACCCTAATTCAAAAGTATCTCCATTTGAATTTCTTACATTTAATTTTCCATCATAAGAATACAATATAGATCCATCAACAGGATTAGATATTGGTGGTGTAGTTGTATCGCCAATATACGCAACCAAGTCACCAGTACCAGATGGCATTTGAGTTGAAGTTATACCACTTTCTCTTAATAAAGATAAAACCCTTCTTTCAGGCTCTATTTCAGATAATTGAACTAAATTAGTAGATGTTCCTAATCTTAAAGAAACGCCACCATCTGAATATCCGGTGCCGCCATCTCCACCACTTAATATTAAATCTCCGCCTTTAAAGCTAGTGGTACATGATTGTGCAGATATTTTAAAATCTTTTGTAGTAGAAGATGTATCATTTTGTTTAATTACAGGCGTAGTGGTATTTTTAAAAATAATATTATCAGCTAATACCTCAACACTCCCAGAATCTCCAGTAATTTTAATTACTTGTTGTGATAAATTGGTTCCGTCTAAATCTCCTCCAGCTGAAAAAGAAAAAGGAGATGCTGATGGAACATATTCAAGTCCATTAAACATTAAAACATCATATGCACTTGGAGGTAATGTAGATACAGGAAATCCCTGTATACCTTTTACCTTTATTGGATATGCAGGATCTATACCATTATTTTTTAAATCTCCAACAAGCTGTATGGTTCCTGGTGCAGTAGTTGTAGCTCCATCTACTATTCCAGGAGAAGATATAAATGTTCCTATTTTTTCAATAGCACTTTGTACATCAAGCGCAGTATTTTTTGCTTTATGCCTAAAATTTGAACCATTCAAATGAGATTCAAAATCATACCTATCTGTAACAAGCCTACCAACATTTTTTTTATAATTTGGATCTGAAGGATTAGTCATTATAAGCTCTCAAGTTATTTAGTTATATTATATTTCTTAATATTATATGATAATATCATGTGTGTGACCTAAAGCTTCCATAACCACAGGTAAACCATTTTCTATGCGAACTGGATGATTATGACCTTGAGACATTTGTGTTGTTTGGCTCCAAGTTGAAGGATCTTTTTCATTTCTAACTATTTCATGCGTATGTGGCGGTATACCTGTAGTCATACCAATTTTTGTTGCAAATTTTTGAGGGAACTCGCTCGTATTCCTAAATACTCTTATTTGATAAGCAGGGTCAGTTTTTCTTATTCTTTGAACTTTCATTTTTTGACCGCCTTGCAAACCAACAACAGTATTATTTCTTGTTACAGCTAATACCTCATACCTGAATTCTTCATTATCATCCATATCAAACATTATAATAATGTCCCTGGTTTTAATTGTAGGCACTGTTAAAGTCCAAAATTCAGTAGAAAACTCTGATTCTAAACCAGCCTCAGACATTTTTGTATTTTCATCTGCTGGTCCAGGTCTAACTAAAATCCTACCATCAGATCTTCTTGGATTAAAAAATTGTTGATATCCATAAACAAATTTTGTACCATAACAAAATGGACATCTATCATCGGGATATTCGCTAGAAGGTCTATAACAAGCGCAAGTAATACCTGTTTGAACTCTTTTTATTAAAGCTGCAGGTCTTCCAGTAACACTTAATAATAACTCCTGCCTTTGATTATTATGATCTTGTACAGTTAAACCTCTACGAATATTAAAGTTACCATAGGCGTCAATACAGCCCATTTCTCCGCCAATATAACTTCCAACACACTCTCCGGTTAATAATTGAACCGGGTCTGTTCTGTGATAACCGGCATAGTCATATGATGGAAAATCAGTATTAAAATCATCACTAGCATCTAAATCTGTGCTTAAATTATCTTTTAATACTTGATGATATCCATCAAATAAAGTTGCTTGATAATTTGGGTACTCAAATCTTGATTGACACATGAATACCCTATCATAAACAGTTTCTTCTTTTATTGCTATAAAAAATACAGCCGGATTCCAATATGCACTTCCATCATAACCATCTACCGTATGTATTCTTGGTAAAGTTCCAGAATAACCTCTTTGAGAAGTATCTGTTAAAATTAAATTCTTATTAAAAGTATCTACTGCAAGATATCTTATTATTTCTGTTCCAATTTTAATAACTCCATCTGAAGGAAAACCGTCAACATCAATTAATGGTATTATTAAATCTTCACGACCAATATCATTTCTTAATAAGCTTTGAGGATAAACTCTAACATTGTCATACGCTACTGGTATTATGTATTCTAAATTTAAAAGCTCAGGATCATATTCTACAGGTTTAACTGTAAAGTGATAAATCTCTCCAGGAGAAAGATCTATAACATTCATTTGCGTGTCATTTAAACATAAAAATTTTACGCCTTCATAATAAATATCATCTTTATTTGTAGAATAATAAATATGATAAGCTATTTTATTCTTTTTATTTTCCGGGAATGCCTCAAACCAACGCAAATTAATAGTATGTCCATCTCCAAGAGATGAAACATGATCTAAACCAACTCTAACACCACTCAAATAATATGCCATACTATAATTCTTTTTTATTAGCCTCTTAAAGTTTATAAATAAAAAAATATATTTTGAAGAGGATCTCGACAAAACAGCGGGATATATAATAGGGAGAGTAGTATAATATGATCTAAGATATATTATACTTTTTCTAAGAATACTGCTTCTAATTCATCTTTATCTTGTTTTTTAACTTTATGATAATCTAATAAATTATCAACATAATCTTCCGCTTCTTCTTCGCCTTCATGCTCTGCAATATATTCTACTTGATTTTGAAAACCTTCTTGTTCAAATGGGTTTCTTAAATAATCACCATCATCTGCACCTTTAGTTGGTTTTGTACCTGTAGTTTGCTGTAACCAATGCGTATATTCATGAACTAAATAAGAATAATCTTTAATAAAATTTTTATCAACTAATAGTTTATAGCTTAAAATAACGACACCGTGATTTGTTTTAGCACTTACATCAAGATTATCAAAATAAGTTGGTATGTAATCAATCTCATTAATGTCAACTTTATAATCTTTAAATATTTTCTTCATAGTCTTATCTTTTTTAAGATAAGATTTTGCTTTTTCAATTAACTTATTTAATTCTTTATAAGGTAATTTTTTTATTTTTTCTATAATTTTATCTTTTTTTGTTGACATACTATCATGATTAAATAATGATATTCAAAAATAAATATAATTAAGCTGTGTTATATTTTTGTTAGGTGTTTTTAATTTGAGGGAAGATGAAAAAAAATACAATTTGCCTTACAATGATTGTAAAAAATGAAGAAAAATGTATCGAGAGATGCTTAAGTCATATGAAAAATCATATTGACTATTGGGTTATTTGCGATACTGGGTCTACAGATAATACTGTTGAAATTATTAAAAAAACAATGGAAGGTGTTCCTGGAGAAGTTTTACATCATGAATGGAAAGACTTTGCTACAAATAGAAATTTAGGCATTTTTGAAGCAAAGAAAAAGGCAGATTATGTTTTAATAATGGATGCTGACGATACATTGATTGTTCATGATGATTCTATATTTGATAATCTTGAGGCAGATGCATATAGATTAAAAATATTTCATGGTGGAATAGAGTATTTTAGACCACAATTAATTAAAAGCTCAATAGATTTTAAGTATGTCGGCGTGCTTCATGAGTATATTGATATTCCAAGAAATACTAATTATATTATTTTAGATGGCTGCCATATTCAAACTTCATTTGATGGAAATAGAAGTAGAAATCCAAATAAATATTTAGATGATTGCAAAGTTTTAGAGAGAGCAATTGTAGATGAACCAAACAATGATAGATATTATTTTTATTTAGCCCAGAGTTACAGGGATGCTGGTTTAGATTTAAAATCTATTGAAATAGCTAAAGCTAAAGAACGTTTAAAAATGCCTATGCAAGATGTAGAGATTGCTTATTTAAAAGCTGCTTACTCTAATTCAAATAGGGCTGCTGAAGCCTTATATTCTTTAGCTAGATATTTTAGATTGTCTAATAATTTTAATAAAGGTTATTGTTACGCAAAAGAAGCTTACAAATATTCAAAACCAAAAGAAGGTTTATTTGTAGATTATAGCTGTTATACTTATAAAATTTTAGATGAAATTTCTGTTTCAGGTTATTATCTAGGTCATTTTAAAGAAGGTGTAGATATATGCAGGGCATTACTTGATTCAAACTCAGTTCCATCTAGTGAGATAAGTAGAATTAAAATGAATTTAAAATTTCACCAAGAATCTTATCAAAAACAAATTGATGAAATTTTAAATAAAGATTAGTATAATCTACGAGCGCGCAAGTGCCTTAATCTTCTAAAAGCGGGATTAATGGCACTTGTCATGCTAAACACTCCAAGTCCAACAGGAGCTGGGCGTAATGAGTTTTTAATTAGTTTAAGCTTCTCCCAATAGTGAGCTAGTAAAGAGCTGTATTGAGTATTCATTAATTCGCTTACTGTTGGTGGATTGAAGTTTAATCCGTTATCAGTAATTTGAAATTCTCTACCTCTTTCAATTAAAGATTTTGATGCTAAGGCGTATAGGGTAGCCCCTTCTACAATAATTTCACCAAATTGCTCAACGAAGTTATCATCATCAAATTGAAAAAATGTAAAATATGGAACTTGATTAAAATCCCATAAAGAAGTAGATAAAAATGTAACTAACATGTCTACAGAAAAAATATCACAATCTACATACATTACATTTCCATAAGTGTCTGTAGATTTTGCTTTTCCAGAGCTATTCAATCTTGCCTTTAAAGATTTTATTAATTTATTAATGTTATTAATTGCATTTTGAGAATAATTAAAACCAGGGTCATCGCCTAGATGTTTATAACCATCTGTATTTATTGCAGGTATTTGAGTATGTGATACTACAAAGCTAAATGTAGTATCTACTCTAAAACCATTAATATAACCAACCCAAACATCATTAAAAACACCATAAGGACCATTAATTGGTACTGTAAAAATATAACTATATTTACCAGCAGAAACTCTAGCAACACCTGTTGATGTTGGTGCCAATAAAACTAAACCACTTGGTTGGACTATTGATACTTGTGGGAATGAGTCTGTATCGATAGGATTTCCAGATTGGTCTTTAAATTGTACAGTAAGATTAACTTGATCGGTAACATCTACCATTTCTCCTCTAGATTTTATAGCCATATAATCTCCGATTTTAAAGTTAAATACTTACAGAAGCACTATAATTTCCGTATGGTGCCTGAACTATTATTTGATATAATAAAGAGTTTGGTAGATCAGTATCAGTATTTAAATAAGATATGTCTACAAGGTAACTACCTACGGCAGAGGCTCCTGTTGGTAATGTAAATTGATAGTAATATAATCCCGTATCAATTTTTAACATATCTTGAGGATAATCCTCGGCAAGCGTTAAACCTGGAAAAATTATTCTAGAAATAAAAGGAGTTTCTGTAGGATCTTTTCTAGAACCATATCCATCTAAAGTATCTAAAAAAACAGTGCAAATTTGACCAGGAAATAAATTTAAAATTTTAGACATATACCCTCATACTAATACTTTATTATTCATGGCAATTTCATAACATTATAATAAATATGAATCAATCTTTTTTTTGGCTTACAAATTTAAGCAAAATGAATGTAAGTATTGCGGACTTAAATTTAACAATAAAGCCATATGCATCTATAAATTTACTAGATAAAAGACACTACAATTACTCGGAGCAGCAATTGCAAAAATCTGTTACAAATGGTTCTATTTTTAAAAAGAGAAAAATATTATCAGTTCGTTTGGCTGCACCCGTAATTGAAGAAAATAATTATTTAAAAATAAAAGTAGACTCTTCTATACCTAGTAGGAATAGGTCTGTTCTAGATATAAAAGAAGAAAATTACGAAGAACTAAATATTTCAGATGAGCTTTTTGCAGAGCAAAATGCAGACATAGCTGAATTAGATAACCATAAGTAATAGGGTGTAGAATGAATATTAAGTCTAATGAAAAAAATGAATCTGTAGATTGTGATAAAAAAGATAGTGATTTAGATAGAAAAATAATTGTTACAAGCGAATATTTGCAACTTTCTGAAAGATGCGATTTAGTAATATCAAAAATAAAAAAAAGAAAACGTAATAAAAAATAACCCGAGGAAAAATGGTCGAAAAAAACAACTCTAATAATATTAACAAACAAGATCTTGATCTTATTTTAGAGGTCAATAAAAAAACTGTTGAAATTCAAACGGAAGTTGCCGACCAGAATGAAGAAATTTTATCTTATTTAGAAGCAAATAAAAAAGAGCAAGATGAACTTCTAAAAAAAATTGATAAAATTAAAGAGTCTTGCGATTCTTCAATAAGAGAGCTAGATAAGAAGATAGAAAAAAATGATTTCTCTGTAAAAGATTTAGATAAAAAAATAGATTCTGTAATTTCATCCATTAAAGGAATAGATAAAGTAAAAGAAAATACAGAAAATATAAGTAAAGATTTATTTAAAATACAAGTGCTATTTGTAAGCGGATTAATTAGCTTAGTTATTCAAATAATTCAAATGTTTAAAAAATAATTAAACAGATTTTAATACAGTTATCTCTGTAGCCTTAGGATCACCATGCTTATTTGTTCCTAATCCAAAAGTAACTTTTTGTGATTTATACACTGTTTTAAATCCTTCACAAATGATATCTGAGAAGTGTACAAATAAATCTTTTTGTTTTACTCCATCTTTTTCCCATGAAATAAAACCATAACCTCTTTTGGCATCAAACCAAATTATTTCTCCAAAATATTTAGTATCACTCATTATTTTTCCTTAATTACTAATTGTCCATCAATATATAATTCTCCACCACCACCTAATAGTCTATAAACTTCTACACAGCCTAATTTTGCTATATCGCTTCTTTCTTTGCTATTAGTGCAGTTACGTAATAAATTATCATATTTTGATAAAACCATAAACATTTCTTTTTCGCAACCCATTCTTCTTGCTTCACTTAAAAATTTTTTTCTTGTCTCTTTTTCAGAAACAATCTTATTACTTAAATTATTTTCATTAGTAGCATCAATTTTTAAATCGTTATCACTGATTGATAAACTTTTTATAAAAGATGGATCAATAAGGTCATTCTTCATCATTACTTCCGTTTATTTTAAAAGACTTATTTTTAAACTGTATATATGGAATATTAATATCTTCTAAATTCCTCTTTCCATCAATTTCATATATCAAAGTTCTTTTATTTGGTAACTTAGTTGACGGATATATTCCTATTATTTTTAATCTTCCGCTATGTGTATAAGCATGGTGATTTGCACAAAGTATAGCTAAATTAAAAATATTATTTGTAGTATTAACTTTCGTTCTCTCTATAATGTGATGTAAATGTAATAATTTAGGATCATTTACATCGCAATTTTCTATTTCACATTTGTTTTTTATTAATTTTTGTTTCATTACATTGCTAGATATAACAATTTGTATAAAACCTAATTTAATAAATTACCAAGCCTCAACTCTAAGGTTAATTGATGGTCCACCAGACTTAACTCTTAACCATATTGTAGAGACTTGACGATGGTAAAATGTTAATGTCTTTGAAGTATCAGCAGAATTTAATTCTGTATGAACAGTATTTCCATTGAAAGAAACTTCAATTATACCAGAACCTTCATTCATAAACATAATTCCAGTATTTGGAAAATGAACTACTAAATCAGGATTGTTTTGAAATGTAGATGATGTTACGCTAACTCTTTCAAAAAGATTAAAATCTCTTCCCTGAGTTCTCTTTCCTATATTTGTAAAAGCCATTTAAAACCCCTTTAAATAATATTAAAACTTAATTATATTAATATATCAAATAATTACTACATTGATTTTTTATATTAAAATAAAAAAGAAGGGTGCCCTAAAGCACCCCTCTTTATTATAACTTAATTTATATTAAGCGCCGATTGTAACTGATTTGCGACCTACGGCAACGCCACGTGGATTGACGATAGCGATACCGATGATTTCGCTGACAACCCAACCAAGTTTTAATTGTTTTGGTTCGTCGGCTGGGAGAACTTCGATGTCTTGACGTACTGGCATGACACCTACGAACTCTGGATCGGCACATCCGTAGATGGTTCCTGGTGGAACAATCTTTGATACCATAATGTCGGTACCCCAGATGCTGGCATAGAGACCAGTTTGGAGAACTTCACGTTGGGTTACTGGATCGAAATCACCAGTACCACCACCGGATCCCCACTTGAGGATATCGGTGAACTCATTGATGTTCATGAAGTATTTGGTGGTTACTAAGTCCCAGCGATCAATTTGTTGCTTGATCTCAACGAGGTCTCTCTTTAAGAGTCCGGAGTCGGAGATATCGGTTGGGGTGTTTTCAACTTGAGCAGCGGCATCGAGAGCGGCAAAGACGTTGGCGTCTTCTTGAGCCATGATCTCTTGGCGAGCTTTTTGAACGGCACGGTCAATGACGTTGAAGCGGCGGCGCTTAACTTCAGCAATACGTACTGTTGGATTGGCGTAGATTTCGAACTCAGGAACAACAACGCGATCACCGAATACGCGGCTCTCTGGTCCAGTTCCGTTTGAAGAAATTACGACAGCGGCTACATCGATATCGCGGTCGTATGTTGGCATAGCGCCTTGTGGTACATAGGCGCAATTGTTAAAGTTAATTTTAATTAACTTGCTAAGTCATTTCTGCTTAGCTCTTTATGTCTCCATAAAGGTCAGACTGTATCACCATTATCTTTATCAGATAACGATTGGCATTCTAGTCGTTGAGGATCGGCGTAACTTTTATATCTCATAGAATCTGTAAAATACTCTGAAGTTAAATTACTTGCTTTTAAAGTATTTTCTTTATTTATAGATAAATAACAATATTCTTTGTCATTCCTACTAAATTTACAAACTTTACTTCTTATACCAAAGCAAACTTTTAAAAAAGTTTGAAGCTTTATATTTTCCTCTTCAGTAAAGCATTCAGTGTGAAGTCTTAAAGTAATTTTATTTTGTTTTTTACCTACACTTCCATCATCCATGATCCAAAAAGCTAATGAGCGAGGAGTTAGATAATTAGAAAGTTCATCTTTAATAACTTTCTTTCCATTTTCATAAAAAAGGTCATAAAAAAATTTTAATTCGTTATGAGTTACAGTATTAAAACTGTGCATGATAGAATTTTTTCTTTTATCTTCTTTTATATTTATTTTATTAACAAGATTCCCTAATATTGATTTTTTATATAAAACTAAATCTTTTTGCTTTTCACTATGACCTATAATTAGTCTATAAGATTTATTTTTTCTTCCATGTGGAGCAATACATCCATCACCTAGTAATGTTCCAATTATCATTTCCCTTTGCTCTTTATTTAAAGGTGCTTTTTTAATTAGTTCATATTTTCTTTGCTTTGGATTAATATCAATTTGATATTTTTTAAGATATCTAACGACTGTAGTTCTACTTATTTGAAGTATTTCTGCTATTTCGTAAGATGTTTTTCTTTTATCAATATAAAGCTCTTGCAATAAATTTTTATCTAAGTCTTTACTTTTCATTTTGCCTTTCCTGCTGATTGTCTATATCATCTTCAAATTTTTACTTTATTGTGGTGTAAACTAGCTACGGTGCTTAGTTTGTATGATTATAAAGTATTGAAGCTTTTAGAGTTTCCAGCATACAGCCAATTTTTAGATCCGCTACCTTAATTTAACGGATCAACTACGAGGGCACGACGAGCGATTCCATGGTAGTCTAAGTTTCTGCGAATGGGGTTCGCCATAGCTTGAGCTAAAGCAATCTTTCCATCTTGGGTCATGATAGCGCGAGAAATTAACTCATCACGTTTGTCATCGCTTAAAGATGGTTGACCGGCAAGACCCATATTTGATGGGGTGTTCTCTTCAAGAACGCTAGCATATTTTACAAGAGTTTGAAGCGCATCTTTTAAAGATGAAGCATTCATCTCTCCTTTATTATTAAACATTGAACTCATATTATTTCACCTATATAGTTTGAATTATTTGCCAACTTTTGTCAGCTATGTGATTATAAAATAATCACACATAAGATAATATATCATTATTGATATTATTATTAGTATTTAATTTTAAAAAAAAGGAGTCGAGATTTTTTTCTCGACTCCCTTTATTATTCAGTTACTAGATAAATCAGGCAACTGGTGGGTTGAAGTAGAATACAGCGTAGCTGGAAGCGGTTGGGAAGCTACGTACAGTCTCTGCTGTTCCGCTTGGGCTGTTAAGAGCTGATACTAATCTATTTGGAGTAGTAACGAGTGAACCGTTGCTCTCGAAATCAATTAAAGTAGCTACTACTGGGGCGCCTGAAACGCTTGAAGCAGCAGCGCATAATAAACCAGCAGCGGTGTAGCTTAATGTAGCGCCTACATCTAATGATGTAGTTGGTTGTAATGAAGAGTGGCAAGAATCTAAAGATACGGCATAAACGCCTGGTAAGTGCCAGCAAGTCATTTTTCCTGAGCCAGTAGCGGTGTGAGGTCCGAGAACGGTACCAGCAGCTACTGAAGCAACTACTTGTTGACCAACTGTTCCACCAACAACTGAACCGAAAAGTGTACCGTAACCAACAACACCGTCGTCAGCTAACATGAGTGGACGAGATGAAGATGATAATGTTTTGGTAACAACTGGGCGCTTAACAGCAGATGGATTTACATATCCGTCAGCAACATCAGCAGCTCCTGCATCAGCAGAGAGTGTGGTTGATACGAAAGTAACAACTTCTCCACCTTTAAAGGCAGATAATTGTGAGTCGAGAACGTCAAATTGACCTAAAGCATTTCCTGCTTGATTAACTAATTTTAAAGCCATGATATTTTTCCTTAATTAAAATGCCTTTGAATAGGCAAGACTTACACCTTAACTTACTAAAATTAACAATATATATTATTATTGATATATTGTTTAAAAATTAATTTACCTAGATTGTCCTGGTAAATTTGAACCGCTTAGTGGAGCAGTATTACCTGAATCTAATTTAGTTTCAGGAGTTGAAGGTCCTGAGGCTCCTGGATTACCTGAAGTTTCATCACTTCTTCTCTTGAAGGATGGTCTAGATGCTGATGGCATATCTTTAGGAGCATATCTATCATATTTGCTTTGATCTCTTCTTTCGCCTCTATTATAAGCTTCAATAGCTCTTTTAGCTTCAGCCTCTCTAGCTTCAGCATCTTTAAGACCAGCAACTAATTCTTCAAGAGACTCTCTATATGGAACCATCGCTTTAGCAAGGTCTTGAAATTCATTTGTAATTAAACCAGCTCCGCCATATAATTTTGCGCTTTCAAGAAAATTACTAACCCCACCAGATTCTAAAATTTGTTGTTTTTGATATGTTGTAGATGTTATATTTCTATACATTTGATCAAAATATGGTTTTAAATTGGCAACATTATGAGATATATCTCTAAAAGCATCTACTGCATTTTCTCCAATTTTTTCATTACCCCAATCTACTAATTGATTAACATCTCTTGGTTTTTGTAAAGAATTAAGATCTGGTAAAGCATCATCATAACTATCTTTAAATTCAAGTACTACATCTTTAAATTCATTTAAAAGTTCAATAAACTCTGGTCTGTATTTATAACCAACACCCATAGTTACAGAGCTTTCAATTAAATCATTAATTCTTCCAACTAAATTATTATGATTTTGCTCAAAACCTCTATTTGCATCATTCGTGTGTTGTTGAGCCCATAATCCAGCAACTAAACCAGCAACTAATAATGGAATAAAAAGACCGGCTTCTTTTTTAATTTGTTTGCTTGTTTGCTCTAAACATGAATCTGCAAGTTTTTGTAACTTTTTTTCTTTTCTATTATCTAGATCATTAGCAACTCTTACTAAAGATAATAATAATTCTTTTTGAGCGTATTTTCTTTGAGTTAATAATCCATCTGGTGTTTTTTGAACTATTCTATTTATAATATTGCTTCTTTCAATATTATTTTCTACTAACCCATTAATTTTATCGTAAGAGTCTGAAATAATTTTTGAATTTGGATGAGCAATCTCCATAATATTATTTTTATATTGCATATCTTTTATGGAATCTGTTTTAACATCATATAGTTTAGATGAGTCTCTAGAAGTTAAACCCTTTTCCTCTGCTATTTTTATATAATTATCAAAAACTTCGCTATGTCTCATAATTCTCTCTCTGTAGTGGATTATATATTTAATGTAATGTTATGCCATTAATTATTTAACTTTTGAGGCAACTTCATCAATAAAAGAATCTGCCAAGTCTTTTTTAGATTTAAAAATACTTGGTATAACAAGAAGTTTTGTATTCATGTTACTTCTATTTTCAAAAACTAAAGTATTTAATATTACCTTAAATGTTGCAGCATTTCTTATTATATCTTCAAGACCATCTAATCCTTCATAAACATCTTTAGCGTATTTAATTAATAAATTTTCAATGTTAGAAGGAGTTACGTCAGTTTTAACTAACCAACGATTGCCTGATGTATTAAAATTCTCTTTTGAATAAGAGCTTTTTAATTTAAAAGTATTTTGGTTTGTTGGTGGTAATGAGCTGGAAGGAACTCTATCTTCTTTTTTAGGATCTTTACTTCCAGAAGTAGAATCGGATTTTTTACTGCCTTTTAATGTTCCATCAAAAGCATTTGGTCTTCCTAACATTTTATTAATAGCATCTCCTGCTATCATAAATCCGCCAGATGCTAAAAGCCCTCTAAAAAACCAACTAAAAACTGATATTAATTTTCCTGATAAAGAACCTAATCTACCTAATAAAGAGCCTAATAATGAATCGCCCTCTGATGTAAGTAAATATCTTCCATTAGCTTCATATTCTCTAAATGCTAAATTTAAAAGTTTAGCTTCTCTTAATTTTATTTTTAATTTGTAATCTGACTCTAAATCAAAAGAGCTTGTTCTTTTAAATGGAAGATCTAATGAAAATCCAGATAAATCAGATGAAGATTGTGTTCCAGTAGATGCAGCAGGACTTGATGATCCTGGCAATTGTAATTCTGGAGCATCACTAGATGTACTTGATCCTGAAAATGGTTTTACTTCTGATTTTTGTAATTTTTGAGCTATATTTTGAGCATCGCTTTCATCTAATTTTGGAGTATGAGCATTTACAGCATTTGTAACCACACGCTCTACAGCGTCTGATGTAGTTTCTTTCCCTCCAGAAATTAAACTTTTAATTCCACTACAAATACTATCAAAAATATCTTTTATATTAAAATTAAATACCGATTGAGCTAAACCTAATAATAAACCAATTGATCCAAAACCAAAAGATTGAAATGCTGCATAAGTTAAACCTGGAGATAATGCACTTATCATGCTTCCAACTTTATCATTTTCATCATAATGTTGATCAAAATAACTTGAAGCAGCATCAATTAAACTAGATTCTTCACCAGCTGCTTTTACAAATCTTCTAGAAAAGGCAGTTTCTAAAATTAAAGTATCAACATAAAATTTAATTTCATCATTAGTTGCCATATTTACCTTATGATAATCCTGGAGCACATTTGGAATTTCCGCTGTACTGTAAACGAACTAATATGCTTATTATTTGTCTAGCGATAGAATAACTATCTCCAACTTGATTTCCAGCTTGAGATGTTACTTTAGACCATAATTTTGGCTCATCTTTTAGATCACTTTCAAATCTATCTTTAAATTGTATTATTAATTTTTCTACAGCGGCAATAATCCTCTTATATCTAGCTATTGTTGCACAATAATCTCTTACATAATTATGCATTGAACCTTCGATATCTATAGCCTTTTGATTTAAAGGCAAATCTGCTTGACCATCTTTAAAAGCAACTTTAATTTCTGAAAAAAGTGGATTTATTATAGATCCTGCAGCGTTAGCTTCTTCTGGCATAATTTCTGCAATTTTTAATAAAAATGAACTAATTTTTCTTTCACCTATTAATGAAAGATCTAAAGGCATCATATAAACAACTTGAGATAATGAAGAGATATCAACTTGTTCATCAACATCTCCACCACGACCACCTTTGCCTGGTGTACGACGACCGCCTGGACCAACAGGTCCTCCTGGTAACTCTAAATTTAATCCAGAAGTTGGTATTCTTCCTCCAGGACCTGTTGCGCCTGGTGTTGGCTTTGGTCCTACTGGCTCTAAAGATATTACATTACATTTTTTACCATCTTTACCAACTAATTGTCTGCCGTATTCTTGAACAACTTTTAAGTAAAGATCAACCATTTTTCCATAATTTGGCTTCTCTGCCTCATCAGCTGATGCATAGTTTTTAAGAAAACTTGCTCTTTTGTATAAAATATGTACTGCAGTACAAGGATCTCCATTAGTTCCAACGGCATCTACAACTTCTTCTACAGGATATCCTTGAGAATCTTTTGACATTGTCCTTACTTTAAATTTCTTTAACCAATTTAAAAATGCACCGCTATTTAATAGATCTTTTACTTTTAATAAAAATTGATCTTCAGATGTTTCAAAATTTGGATGAGCATTTAATCCAGCTTGCCAATCATCAACATCTAAAATATTAGATGATCCTAAACCATCTACTGCAGCTTCTAAATCTAATCCGCCAGCCATAGAAGAAGCTGGTCTTGTTGAAAGTGGTGCAGCGCCAGTTCCTCTTAAAATTCCATTTACTTCTTCTATATTTTTTTTAATCATTACTTGAAGCACTCTATTTTTAGTAGCTTCATTATCTCTTAAACTTGTAAGATATCCAATTAAACCATCTTTAGATACGTAATAATCAGTTCTCTCAACCTCTCTACTCTGCTTAGCTCTTACTCTATCTTTAGACATTGCATCAATTATCCAAAGACCGGCTTTATCTTGTGGAAGTGAAGTATCTGTTGCAAGCCAAGAAAATCTCTTTCCAGACCATGTTAATTTTTGCTCTTCTGCATATCTAATAAAGTCACCTAATGTTCTAAAATCATCTACATTAGCACCTTTTAACTCAGCTGTACTTTCGGATCCACGACTATCAACAGATGACTGAGTTGCTGCTTGAGGAGATATTTTTGATTTTAAATTTTCTAAATAATATTTTGCCAAAGCTGCATTTGTAGCTTGTTGAGCGCTCTTAATAATATTAGGTTTTGTACTTTTAAAATTTTTATTTTTTAATACATCTTGAGCCCCAATTGAAGCTAAAATATTTAAAAAATCTGAATTATCAAACAATGTCATTTATAACCTCTTATTATTTTTTTCCTTGAATTTCTGGATCTACTATATCTTTGTCATCATAACCTAAACTTCTATACATTAATTTTTTTAAGCTAGTTAAATCTTTAAAATCATTAATTGATACTGTTAAAGAAACGTCGCCTTCTTTTCCTGGTAAACTTACTGCAAAAGTTTTATTTTGTAAATCTTTATCAATTGCTCTTAACTCTGGAGTTAATGTAGTAGAGGAAACTGTACCTTTAGTTGGTGTGAATAATGATGAAGGAGCTATTGGTTTTCCTGTTGGATCTTTTTTCTGCAAAACATAAGTTTTATACTCAGGATTACCAAGTATTGATCTTCTATATTGTAAATAAAATTCTTTTAATTTATTAATTAATGGAGTAATTATTTTTGCTCTTTTATTTTTTTCTTGTAAAGAAACTTTACCCATGTCTTCAGGCTCTACTCTAGGTATTGCATCGCTAAATCTTTTTAAATCAGAAGCTGTAAAACTTACAGTTGTTAACTTAGCACCAAAATCATCTACAATTTTTATTAAAGAATCAGCTATTGCCCATGTATTTTTAACAGCATTTTGTGTTCTAAAATCCCATAAACCATCAACTAATCTTTCATTAAAAGAAGAGCCTAATCTTCCCAACTGAGACATTATGTTTCCCAATTCTACGTGATCAGTTTCTGATTCACCTCTTCTTTGAGGCGAAGCTTCTGGATCATATTCTTTTCCATGAATTTTAGATTCATTTGAATAATTTTCTGCAAAAAAATCATTAAAGCCTTTAAAATCAGAACCTTTTTCGTTTACAGTAGCTCCAAATGCTTTTAATGCAGTTTGCATCTCTCTAACGTTTTCTGATAAAGATTCTTTGCTAGATGTAGCT